TCTTGAATAAATTCTAATTCATCCGCTAAAGGTTCATATACTTTTTTCCAAGATTTAAAATATGAACTATGAGTAGTAATAAAAGGTTTTATATTATCATATTTCGATTCTTTCATATATTTCATAACAGTCACCGCTCTTACAAAAACTTTATTTTCTTTTTTCATAAAACTTTTTAGTGTTACAACATTTTTTACATCTTCGAAGTGTTTCATATTAGTAGGAGAAACCGTATAGACTAATAAATTACCACTTTGTCCTAATGTAGGAAGTTCTAAAGAAGTATTATTTATATATATTTTAGCTAAAAGCTTTAAGCTATATTTTTCATCATGAGATGCTACTAACTTTAAAGGCCTAGTATTTTTATCAATATCACATTTAATAAGCTCTTTTCTATGATAACTATATTCGTTTCCTTGAACATATTCATTCAGTAGTTGCTTAGCAATAATTTTAGTTTTATCAATAGTTTTACGAATACCTCCATAAGTATCCTTAACCCATTCTTTATCTACTATTACTCTATCATAAGACTCAGTATTCTTCAAAAAAGATTTCATTACTTCATCTTGATAAAGTTTTATAAGATTTCTCCAATTACCTTTATCATCATCTTTTAATTCAAGATTTCTTTTATATTTAACTAGAGTTTGAGAATGTTTAGTTTTTTTTCTAACTAAATAAACATCATTAGAATCTTCTAATTCTTCTCTTATATACTTACTTTTCTTAGTAACATGAGCTTCTTGTATTCTGTATATACTATTACTACTTTTAAATATACCTTGAATACTACCTCTATCAGTCTGTCTTAATCCTTTCTCTCTTATCATCTTCTGAGATTCATAATCAAAAAAAGGATTTTGAGAAATTTTTATATTCTTACCCGCAAAAGGAGTAAAAGTAAAAGGCTTTAAAGTATCCCAAATAACAGTATCCACAGAACTATGTCTATTAAACCTTGTATTATATAGAAGTGCTAAATCAAATTTAGTTCCTTCATACATAAGCTCAGGACTTATATCTCTATTTTTTATATAGTAAATAAAATCATCAGTATCTAGTATATTATTATCCTCCCATCTTTTTTCCCATTCTTCTTTAACAGCGTCTATTTTATCAATAATAGCTTTCTTAGTTCTAGGAGTATATTTTACATCTTCTCTAGTCTGAGTAATATCTAATTCTCCTATCTCAAACTTTAGAGCTACAGGAAAAGCTACTTTATCATAAGATAAATTATCCCAATCAATAGGATAAGCTACTTTACCTAAACACATATGCATACCATCAAAAGGAGTAGTTTCAGTATTATAAATCCAATGAATACCTTTAAGAATTTTATAGTCATTATTAATACCACATCCACTAAAATATACATTATCAAAATATGCTAATTGTTTACTACATTCTTCCTTAAATCTGTCATCATCAAGTTCTAAATTATCATATCTATTCCTAGATTCTTTTATATAGATTTTTATTTGAGTACCATTTCTTTCAACAGTACTGCATTCAGATATTTTATCTAATCTTGGCATCTTTTCGCCTTTACGCAGTAGGTATTGATATTCTACCATTATATCTAGTTTGTATATAAACTATATCAGCATAAGAAAGACCTGATTTAGAACCAATACCAAAAGCACCGATTACATTATCACTATCTTCTTTAGTAGATTTTAAATAGCTACAGAATACATCCTTTACTCTACTAGGACTTAATCCTACACCTACATCTTCTGTAGACCAGTTCCATCCAGCAGAATCTTTAACTATCTTAACATGTACAGCATCATTATCAAAAACTTCAAGATGTTTTTTAAGTTTTACTATTTCTTCATCAGAAATATCGTTGTAAATAGAATACTCAGTTCTTATAGAGCTCATATCATTATTCTTAATGAAATCAGCTTCAGCGTGAGCATCAAAGGAATTACTTACATATTCTCTTACAATAGCCCCTATAGGATTCTCATAAGGATTCTGAAGTAAATCCCATAGTTTGTGCATATCAGTAGCACTTATATTAGCATCATGGCCTTCTAAGACCATAGTACTATCATAATTAATTTGTTTTTCTTTATTTAATTTCATTTTTTATACATTTATTAAACATTTCTTTACTCTTCTCTATACCAATCTCTTTTACGAGATCAGAAAAATCACTTACACCTTTTATTTCAGGCATAAAAAAATGAGGAACTTTATATTGCTTAGAAAATTCTATAGAAAGATTTTTACCTGCAGTATCATTATCAAAAAGACAAATTACTTTAGTAAATCTTTTCTTATATTCCTTCATTACAGAAGCTTTCATCATTACTGATTCAGACTGTAATCCAATAGCTATTATTTCCAGCACATCAAGAAGACTCATAACATCTTTCAACGATTTAGTTATAATAAGTAAATTACCTCCATCAGGTAGTTGCTTATATCCTTGGTGGACGCTATAATTAGCATTGTTTATCCACTTAAAGGTTTTACTAAAAGGTTGATATATTTTATAAGAGATTGTATTATCCTTAAATTCTTGATAAGCATAAGCATATTTATCTCTTTTCACAGGCTTATCATTATAAAAAACATATTCAATAGGAACAACATTAAACTTATTTAAAGTTTTTCTGCGTACTCCAAAAGAAGACCAGAATCTAGCATCGTGCTTATTCCAATTTCTACTTTTTATTCCTATTTTAATAGGAGCTTTCTGAATAATTTTTTTAGGAGTTTTCTCTCTTTGTATTTTTTCTGCTGATATTTTAAAATCAGAGAGATTAAAATCAGATATTATTTTTAAGAGAGCATTATAATAGGATAATCCATATAATAATGCTACAAATACAAAACAATCTCCAGAGTCTTTAGTAGCTAAATCATTAAACATTAATGTTCCACTACCATTTCTATGATAATATATACCAAAAGATGGTACAGCATCTACTCTAAGAGGACTACACATTTTATTTATAGGACCTATAATAGGTATTTCTATATAATAGCTATAAATTTCTTCTTGTGTAATATGTTTTAAAATTTCTTCTTTTGTTACTTTTTCATTATATACTATAGAGTTTAAATTTATATTGTCCATATCTATAATAAAAAAGGAGCTCTATTTCTAGAGCCCCTAAGTTTAACAATTTAAGCCCAAGTATCGTCAGCAGCTGATGCTACTCCGTTAGCTGGTACAACATCTGCAACTAATCTTTCCATAGCATCAATATTGCCAGGTTTAAGTCTAGTTTCTGCTATAGCTAAAGCTATAGGTTCAATAAAAGGAACCCAAGAACGAACTTGAATATATTCTTTTACTCCCATAGTAGAGCCATAATTAGCAAATACTCTAAAAGTACCTTCTCCAGTACCATCTTTTACAAGTTTCATAACTCCGTCCAACATTGCTGTTTCATTAGGATAATTAGGAAATTCATAATCAGCACCATAAACAGCATGGATTACATGCTTAAGCACTTTACCTTGTTTCTTTATTTGTTCTTCGACAGTAGCATAATCAGTGTCTTCAGTAACATACCAAAATGCAGTATTTACTTCACCTCCACTAGTGTCTGTATAAGTAAGCTTATAATTAGGAGCTTTCTCTTTATCCTCAGCAGTTTTTTTCTTTACAGAAATTTTTACATTTTCAACAATACCTGCCGTACCATTATTAAAAATTGTTACATTTGAACCACCGTCAAATGAATCGTCATTTAAATTTATCATTTATTTGTTTTTTTGATTATTAATATTACCACTTTTCATCTAAAGCTTCAGCAGGTGCTAAATTTTCAGCAACCTCTTCCTTTACTTCTTCTAACTTTTCAGCAGTTTCCGCAGAAGCTTCTAAAATTATAACTTCATCTGAAACTTCTTCATTATCTCCTGAAGCATTGCCACTAGAAACATGTGTAAAAGTTAAATAGTCATTCTCCACTACAAAATGTAGTTCTTGTTCTATAACATTAGAAATGTCCAAAACTCTAGAGATATACTCAAAAGTTCTTTTCTCACTTATAGTATGATTCTTTTTAACAGGTAGTCCGCCTTCACGTACTCCTAGATAAATACTATTATCTGGTGTAAAACCAAATTGTACAGTAGTTTTCCCTCCTACAATATTCAAAGCTTCTATTAAAGCTTTATTAAGTGAAATTTTTCTAACAGAACCTTTTCCTGTTAGTGCTGTCATAGTTGCGACAGGAGTATTATACTTCTCTGTCTTTTTGATCCTTTGTTTGGTAGGAACCCCCCAATTTACATTTTCCATATTTTATTTTTTTATGGTTGTTTATAATTAAATCCCGTAATAATCTCTTATCGCTGTATCTACAATAACTAAATCATTATCTACTACTTCATCTTCAAACATCTCCATAGGAGTCTTGCAAGTATTAGTCCCTGAGTTCACATTTCTAAAGATGTGCCTATTAGGCTTTCCAGGCGCTTTCTCTATGTCTGCAAATAAGACAATAGAGCTAAAGCTCTCAGGACAGTATTTCTCTAGCTGTTTTCCTTGGACCGTAATTCTTTCTCTTGCAAACCCATCTTCATCATAATGGGTTTCTGGATGACAAAGTACGTAGACAATAATATCATCACGTAGTTTTTCATTGATAGTATTGACCAAGTCATATTGTGAAGCTGAAAATTTACCCCACTTTTCAAAACCTTTAGCAGCTCTGAAACTAGGATGCATTACAGCATCAGTCATACACCTTGTCCAAGTATCAAGAACGATAACTTTTATCTTGGAATTTTTGTGTGCTTCTTTTAGAGTATTCATAACAGAAGGCATATCAGAACTCTTTATATAGTTCCCTTTCTTCTCATTATAAATATTTCCAAACTTTTTAAATGGTAACGCTTTTTGATCTGTGTTTATCCAGAGCGTTTCTTCTGGATTTAAGTTTCTACCTGACGTAGATTTTCCCATACCTGATTTTCCAACCAGGAAACATAATTGTGCCATAAATTGTTGATTTTTAATTGTTTAACCTCTATTTAAAGATAAGAAAATACACCTGTATTTCCTATTAAATAGTCTTATTTCTTACCTGTACTATAAGCTAGAATTTTGCTTAAAAGTTCAGGATTTTCTGCTAATTCTTTTGCAGGTGGTAACTCTTTGAATTTACCTACTTCACCTAAAAAATGCATACCTACTACTAAACCATCCATACCATCTCTATTTTTGAGTATATGATTAGAACGATAATTACGTTGTAGTTTTATAATAGGATATCCACGATGCTTCTCCATACCATATTTAAATGGATGAAACAATGCCATTACAGTATTTGCATCTTCCTGAGTAGCGCCAGTATCCTTAAAATCGGATAGCTGAGGTTCTTGAGAATCATTTTCTTTACGGTCCATTCCTTCAATACCTCTATTAAACTGTGATACTACTACAGGAGAAAACTTACACATATTTCTAAAATACACAAGCATTTTAGATGCTCTATCTATAGCTTTCTTCTTATTGCCTTGGTCTTCTTTATTACCGTCTATAAGGCCTATATGGTCAATGATAACAAGAGTTATAAGAAAAGGATCATTCGGTATGTATTCTAATACTATACCATCCTTATTCTTTATAAACTTACCTCGATTCTCTGCATATCCCATAAGGTCTTTATATAAATAATTAGGACTTAAACTACTTCTAAAAAATAAAGTTTTTTCCTGCATTATATCAAAGTACTCTTCATAAGAATCTATAATGTTCAGTACTTCTAAAGGTATTTTGTGAACACCCTTACTATATATTTGATTTATATTAGTAAGTATTCCGTGGTCTTCAAAGATTTTACGTGCTACAAATTTAGCTAACTTAACTGTGGGGTCTATCTCTAAAGAATAATAGATAATTTCGAGGTTATAAAAAGATTCATTATTTCGTAAATAATCATAAGGATGAAATACATATGCTGAATCTACAAATGCAGTTTTACCTGTACCAGTAGCACCACCAATAGTATCATATCTTCCTGGTTGAATATTACAAATATGTTGATTAAGTCTATCAAATCCCATTGTTAGCCCTACATTGAATCCCTTTTTACCTCTATCTATTTCCTTTTTAAGATTATCCCATACTCTTATTTTGTTCATATGATATTCTTAATTTCTTAATTGTTTTTTCGTATTTTTCCTTATCCTTTCCGTCTAATTTAGTATACCAATCTTTAAAGTCTTTTCCATTAAGTTTAAGAAAAGCAGCTTCCATATCAAATTTTTTAGTATATAACCAATTTATATAATCATCGAAATAATTATAAATAGTTTTATTACCTTTTAAAGCCCATTTAATTCCTAAAATAAGAATTATAGGCCCAGCAAATAAAACTACAAATGGTACACTTATAAATTTTAAAAATCTTTTTTTCATACTCTAGTTTTTATAATATTTCCATAGATATTCAGGCTTTCCGTATATCCCCGTAACTTTTTCTTCAGTTTTAACTAAATGTCCAGTTGCTGTTAAATTGCTTATTGATCTTCTAATAGATGTCATAGGACATTTTAGTATAGTTCTAGATAGAACCATAGAAGGAGAAGCTTTTACTCCTTTATTAGTTTTAAGATACTCAAGAATAATATCATCTTGAGTTTTAGCTTTATTAATACTAGTTTTTAATCCAGTACCATATAAGTTTGTAGTATTGTGAAATTTCATTATTCATTTATTTTAAGTCCTATTGCTAACCCCGTAATAAAGGCAACAATTATGACTATAATTATTAATATAAAATATACTATCATTTTTTAAATTGTTATAGTATTCCATCCAGCGCCTTCGTCCCCTATAGTTTGTATAAATCCTTCCCATTGCTCCCATAGAGCATTGTTAAGAACGGTTTCCATAGCAGGAAGATATTGAAGCTTGCCAACTAATCTTTGTTTAGCTACAAATGCTTCAATGGCTTTGACTGCTTTTTCATGATTCTTTTGCAACTTTATTCTAAGAAGATATTTCTTCTCATGTTTAATAGCAAGTTGACTATCAGGATTAGCAGCTCTCAACACACGATTTCCGTGTCTTATAGGGTAAACATTATAAAATTCCCAGAAATTAATTTTATCAGAACGTATGCCTAGCATTTTGCCAACATTACTCTTACTAATAATAGTTTCTTTAAATTTAATATCGTTTTTACTGAGCATATACTCAGTATCAGTTAAGCTGTTTCTAATTTCAAGAGCTTTTTCTACAGTATAAAGATTTTCAATTAAATTAAATTCTTTATTATGTATTAGAACTAATAAAACGAATTGATCAACAGATAATTTTCTATTAACCAATTCGTTAGCATCAATATTAATTTTCATTAATAACTGAAATTAAACTTAAAATAGTGTCCTAAAAGGAACAATATTAAAATAAAAACAGCGAATAAAGCTAAGCCATATTCATCTATGAATTTTTGTATTCTTTCTCGCATAATAATTGTTTTTTTAGATCAAATTTATCCACAAACTCATCAAGAGTAAGGGTACTAATTAAGTGTGGTGTAATATCTGCTAAACGTTTTTCCATCCATTTTTCTTCCTGAGTATCAGGAGAATATAGATTAACTATTATAGCTTGCTTTCCTTCTTGGTATCTTACTACCCTTCCCAGTTGCTGTATCATAGTTCGTTTAGTAGAATTACTACCTGCAATTATACCTACTGAACAATCAGGGACGTTAAATCCCTCGTTCAGTGCTTGAACAGAGCTCAAGAAGCGAATCTTAGTTCTCTTATCTTTGAACCTTTTTATTACATAATCTTGCTCTTTCTTTTTAAGCTTACTATGAAAAGTCATAGCAATATCTCCAAGTTTACCTTGAAGACTATCCGCAAATTCAGTAGTAGCACTGAATATAAGGCCATTCCTTTCAGGAAATAAATCTACAATGCTTTTTACAGCACTGATTTTGTTTGTATTATTTAAACAAATTT